AGGCTCCATAAGGCTTACTACTACAAACATATCCGGAGGAGTGCGCTATAATGAGCGCGGGCTGTATAATATGCAGCGCGAAGCGTTCGGCTACTACCATACCTCCCCTTCATACACAGACGCGTCTTCGGACATAAACACGCTTGCGACAAGCGCCGACAGGTCTACGCTTGTCGGGGACGGACAGACAGTTATAGGCTACGTTCCTTACGGCTGTACAGTTTTTGACGGTTCAGGCAACGTCAATGAAAGCCTTCTTGAATCCCATGCGTCGGACGGAAGCTACCCGTACTACGGACCGCAGTTTCTGTACTTCACGGAAACGTTTTCAATCCTGAGCATCATGGAATACGAGATGTTCTACTATATGTACATCGCGCTCCAGAAATGCAGGTATAACGGAAGCTCCGTGGCGCTGTTTTCAGAGCTTACGTCCCTCATCATGGGGGACTATGTTACAGGCGTTTCATTCTCAAGTTACGGCGAATACCAGGCAGTCCGGTACTCGCTTTATCAGGAATCGGAAATAAGTAAAAAAGACATCAGGTTTTATATTTGGGAATACGTAATATCCGAAAAGTTCCCGCAGCTTTTACTGGAAGAGGTATAATATGACAGACATCGTTTCATCTGTATCAAGCCTGCAGGCGCTGACCTCAGCGCTTTCAGCTAACCCTATGGCGCGTTTCAGCTACACCGCTCAGGCGTACACCGACAACAACGCGGCGGGAGTCGCGTCTTATTCTTCTGCAAATGAGCAGAACGTCCCCGATGCTGCGAGCACCACGGTGTCCGACAACGTGCTGGACAGGGGCTTCCGCACGCAGGCGGCGTCAATTCCGCGCATGTACATGAACCATTTTATCGGGCGTGCTTCGTACAACCTTAACAAAATAATCGACTTCTTTAACTCGTTTGAAGCTCTGTATAAAACAGACCTCGCGCAGAACTGCAACGCGTATTCCGCCGCAGCGTCTTACGCTTTAGGGGACGTGTGTTTTCAGGTAATCGGAACCGCGCATCAGGTGGAGTTTTTCGTACGAACTGGAAACGCTGGGGTTACAGGAACTCCTCCGTTCGACACCTCCACCTCTACGTATAACACGTCGGCATGGACAGCTGTATCCGCTGTAAAGGGGATTCTGTGCACGTACCTTGTAGACAGCCAGACAAAGTTTGACGACTGGGTGAACTGCGTAAAAACCGCAGGCCAGGACTACACCCACGTCTTAATAGCAGGCGGTCTCGGCGGCGGAACAGGAGGGGCGTACACCTTAAGCTCGGCTCTTACCCTGTCTGAGGCAGGAACAGCTACAGCTACCGTCACAGGCGTTAACGGCGCTTCGGTGGAAATAGCACCTGCGTTCACAGGAATCGCTGTAACCGGCGGAACAGACGCCCATATGCGAGGCGTTAGACTTTCCTACAGCGGAAGCCTTGCGGTTACTGCTGTACACGCTGTTCCGTACGTGGAGGACGTGGACGTGGCTATCTCCTCCGCAGCGCTGTCCCGCGGGTTTTACTCATGTTCAGGTTATGCCGTGCAGTGCACGTCTTCCGTTACGGACACAACAGGCACGTTTAAAAGCGCAGGGTTTGACGCCTGTTCTAACCTTACGCGGTGCTCAGCCGTTGCAACAGGGGCGCTCTGCGCCGGGTTTAACAACTGTTCTGAGATGCACCAGTGCAAAGGTGAGTCCTCAAGCGGAACAAGGGCGTTCGTTTCATGCACTGGAAACGTAGACGCGAAGAATAATGATTTAGGGGTTGTGCAGAGAAGGACTGTCGTAGAGGAAGACTTAGCCACCTGCGTGATTGACGACCAGATAAAGTTTAACAACTGGGTTAACAACGTTAAAAACGAAGGTCAGGACTACACGCACATCGCTCTTATAGGAGGAGGCGGAAGCAGCTCAGGAGGCGAGTACGAAGCCGTATCTACAATTAACCTCACAACTGTAGGAACAAAGACTGTTACCGGATATAAAAACCCTGTAATACAGTCTTCGGCGGACATCGCGGTAAAATATGACTCCGTTCCGGGTTCTTACTCCTGGATAAAAAACATAAAAGTAGACTGCAGCGGCTCCTGCTGCTTTTCAAACTGCGCCAACGTGCAGGGCTGCAGAATCAGATGCCCTTCCGGAACAGCCGCCTCAGGGTGCTGGGGCGTAAGAAACAACTTTGTTTTCGCTGCAGGCGCGTTTGCTTCCTGTTACTCAACGTATACAGGAGGATACCCCGCGGTCTTAAACACTCCGGATGGAGGGTTTAACGTGTCCTCTCCTTCTGCGGGAGTATTTACACATAGCAACAGGACCAGCGGAACTTTCTTCACCTCCGCGTACGGAGGCGGCACCTTTATAGCCGGAAGCGACAGCAGCAACGCAGGC